AAAATTATCAAAGCGCAAACAAACTAACGAAATTCAAGCAAACAACAGAACTCATAGCAAACAAAAACACTTGAACAACTAAACACAGCTTTCACACACACTACTTGAACCGATGGCAAACTCAACCAGAATTGCAAACTTTAGGGCTGATAGTGTGGACTTTCTGAACACCCATATGTTACAGTTAATGAACGATTCACCGCTTAAGGTGCAAGAGAAGACTGCTCAGGCTCTCACTGTGATGATTCAGGAGCGTTTTGATGATAATAAGGCAGCAAAGGGAGCCGATTTTACGATGATTGACGCTAAGGGTGATCTCCTAGCATCATTCAACACAACGCTTAAAAAGGGCACCACTTTGGCAACTTTCTTGAAAACACCAACAGTTAGCCTCGATTTAGATGATTTCAAACAGTGTGACCCCATTGTTAAGTGCACAAAACCACACCAACAGGTTGCGTCACATCTGCGCCTCGCAGCAAAGCACTACACATTTGGCGGTTACTCCAAACTTTGTCCGATACCTTTATTCAAGGATAAAGTTGCTAAGCAGGGATACTGCATAAGCACACTGTTACTATCCCTGAGTTATTTTGTAACACCAGATTATGATGAGGATTACAGCAGCATCATTAAAGAGGTCACCAATCATATTGGTGCATGGCCAACGCTCGCTGAAGTGTCACGGGTATGCCAATACATATTGCAAAGGGTTCCCATTCTTGCACCTGTGCCCATACCAGTTGTTGCAGTTGACCACAACAAGAAGCTGGTTCATATTTGCGACCAAAGAGGAATGCCATCGAACTGGCACCAGTTGAAAATGGGAACTTTAGCTGAAATCGCAAATGCTGGCAACATGACGGGGAGTGCTATTCTCACCTATCGTGTTGGTGGGACAGCAACGGCAGAAGATGATGAACTTTACGCCAATGGGTTAAATAAAGTGAAAGGAAAATTACGGACTTGGGTGACAAAGGGTACTATGATGGATGATTGCGCAAGGGATCCAGCACTCGCAGCCTTTATAATGCTGTCACCAGCAATGATATCGCGACTCAGAAGCATGATAGAAGATGATATCAAAGTCGCGGATACAATGCTAGCGATTGACTCTGCATGCCCAAATAAAATAATTGTTATGAGTGCGATACGTACGGCCATTCAAGGGGTAGTTGTCCATGCTAATACAACACAACTTGAGAAGATATGGCATGGTGTTCATGGCATTCTGCAAGATCATCTTGCTGGAGAAGGCAGTGAGTTTGAAGCACAGCTATCTAGGGAACTACACCGGTTGCATGCACACCTCATATTAAAGAAAAAACACATCTTGTGTTACGAAAGAGGATTGTATTTGCGAACCCAAGATCAATTCAAGCAAGATTTTGGATGCTCTTACACCTGGGCCGACAAATTTCATTGCATTATACGTGCCAAAAGATCAAGTCTGGACGTAGGAAAGTTGGCAATTTCCTTAAGAGCACTTGATGACAACATCACACATAAAACTCTAGACCTCCTTGTGCAAAGTTATATATATGTCGCAGTGCATTTCATTTTGTTTGCTCAGAGTGTGTTTTCTTTAGCCAGGTTCTTCTTTTTCCTAGGTTTAACTATCATGGGTTGTATGTCCATATCGAAGTTTGTATTTTATTGCATGAAAGCTGCACTAATGCGGCGTTTGTCATCCAACTGGGAGCGGGTTGCTATCATCACAACCATTTTCCTTATATACGAGTTAGCTCGCTTCATAACAAGACAAAGAGAGAAGAGGCTACTGATGGCAGAAAACAAAGAGGAACAATTGCAAGCCTATGCCAAAAGTAGTGAGAAGCAAATGATGGCGGCTATGGCAATGATGACGCTCGCAGTTCACGCTTTTGATGTTGATTTGGCAGTGACAATGAGTAGTGCGCTCAACCATGTTGCTCGTTTAGCTAACATGCTAACAGACACAACGGCTGGATGGCTAGTTGGTGGAACAGGCACTGAGGAACTGCAAATGAAGTTATTTGAAGTTGCGCTGGAAGTTGATGAACACACAAAGGTCGATGTTGAGATGGAATCAGTGTCCAACACTGTTGGTGAAACCTTTAGTTCGTGGATTAATCAGAGTGTGATTGAAGGGAAGGATAACACACGCCCATTGACTTATGGTAGTGTGGACAATGTTTATAAGCTCAACAATGAAAACGGAACTGAGGTTGGGGAAAATATGGCATCAACAAACAAAGCTTGGTCACACGTGGTTGGCAAGACTGGTTCAGGAAAATCAACGCGTGTTCCTTTGGGTTATTATAATGCCATACAACACCTCGCAGGAAGGAGACGGTCAATTCTGATTTGTGAGCCTACTCAAGCTACAACGCAAAATGTAGCTGCAGCTTTGTCGTACTTCCATGGGAAAGCTGTTTATTACAAACATGAGGGTAAGGAACAACTTGGAGACATGTCCATCCAAGTTATGACATATGGGTCAGCTTTCTTTCGGAGTGTGCATAACCCAACGTTTCTCGATGGTTTCGATGCAGTGTTTTTAGATGAATCACACCTCATAACTCCGCACAGTCTAGCACTGGAATCACTCTTAAACAAACACACAAGAGTTAGGAAATTCTATTTGTCAGCGACGCCAAGAAACGGAATTTCGTGCGATGGGGTTCAGAGGAGATTTGAGATTTTTGAGCACGACGTTGAGAAATGTGATGTGGACACCTTCATAACACAGCTACGCAAGGGAACGAATGTGGATCCTACAGTCTACGGAAAGAAAACTCTTGTGTTTCTTGCCGGGAAGAGTGAAAGCGACAGGGCAGCACATAAAGTCAACAGCACGAGCCTTGGGATCAAGGCGTTTTCCTTACACAAGGACAACTTTAAAAACAACTATCCCAAGATCATCAAATCACTTGATGAGGAAAGTGACGTGCTAATCTTCTCAACAAACATATTGGAAACTGGGGTAACGCTCAATGTCGATGTTGTTGTTGATTTTGGATGGACAAATAGCCCATCGTTGTCGTTAACGAATAAGACTTTCCTCTTAAATAGGAGGAGAGTTACAAAAGCCGAGAGACAACAGAGGGTTGGCAGAGCGGGGCGATTGAGGGATGGCCACGCCATTGTGATTGGAGAAACAAGGGACTCATCGGAACTCGTTCCAGCAGACGTTGTTTATGAAGCAGCTTTATTGTCTTTTGTTTACAACCTCGATGTTTACATCAATAGCCACTTTGATCACGTTTGGGTTGGGAATATAACAAAACAGCAAGCTTTAACAATGTTAAAATTCTCAGTCCCCTCGTTCGCAATGAAGGATGTCGTTTTTGCTGATGGCAGCGTGCGACCTGAATTGCTTGGTGTTTTGAAACCACACACAAAGCGTAGCACGCAAATCAAAACTCTTTGTGCAAGCACAACCAATCATGTTTATGATTCATGGCCCGCAATAGGACCGTATTGTTCCATGTTTGGTGTTGATGTGAACAGTAGTGAACACAAGGACATAGCACAACGGAAAGTGCCATTTATCTTTCATGACATGAACGCACTTGACCTAGAAGCATACACGTCCGTCATGTACCATTATAAGCCAAGCATTTTGACGCGGTGGAACAGACCAGCAAAGGAGACAGCAAACGTCATACTGCATGTGAGCAAGGAGAATATTTACGAAGCAATTGGCGTGACCAGAGCTCTCATAGCCAGCGCAAAGCGGGAGATCCGTTCAAAAATTTCCGCACAGAATTTGCACAAAGAGTCGCCCCTCGCTTGCTTATTCACAAAGAAAGCTGTTTTGGACCTCGAATCAAAAATTGGGGAACAAATACGTATAGGTGAGAGGAACGTGGAGAAGCTGACAACATTCCTCTGTGATTTAGAGCTGTTCCAAAACCTGCAGGAAGTCAAAGACGAAGAGCTCGAAATATCCTCATCATCTATGGAACGCATTGGCAAAGTTTTGGAACTACAAGCTCATACAACGTGCAACGAAGAGCACATCAGGACAGCTTTGCAGCTTGAAGATATGCCAGTAACTTCATTCAGAGACGCAATTATTGTTGGCAGAAAGAAGGCAATTTTTGCATTGTCGCTAATGTGCATTGCAGCATTTGGTGGGCTAGCATGGTACTACTTATGGGATGATGAAGAAGGTCTGGACAACGACTGGAATAGAAAGAACAAGAAGGCTGTTTTGAAAGACATCCTGGAGATGAAGGGCAAATCTTTTAACAGAGATAAGAGAAGCGCCGCAGCTTATGAACACATCCTTAGTCATGAATACAATCAGGAGCATGACCATGACCTCAATGTTTTCAGGAGCAGAAAAGGGAGGAAAGAGAAAGCAACAAAAACAGCTTTTGAGAACCTCATGGAAAAGAAGGCACCATTCGTCACAATGTATGATGTCACCTCTGATGAGAATGTTGTATCAGCTGTGTTCATGGATGCTAACAAGCAAGCTTTTTACGAAACGGCCAACCCCTTAGCCAATATGGCAAACGTGAAGAAACATTTTGAAGCCCTCAAGAGCAAAGAAAGCACAAGCAATTGGGCAGATATTGCTGATGATGACATTTTCTGTAATGTTACTATGCGTGATGGCATGACCATTAGAGTTCGGTTAACACCACATCATTCCTCGGACATAACATCAACAAGTGGAAGACAAGGTTACGCAGAGAAAGAAGGGCAGTATCGGCAAACAGGACAAGCAGAGGTCATTAAGCAGCCAGATGAAATGCTCGAAGTTGACACGCGCATGCCAGTTAACAATGTAAACCTTGATGCTGGCGAGATGGTTGGAACAGTTGTGTTGGCAGAGGGTAGAACGAACTGCATCCTCTATAAAGATTGGGTGATCGTGCCAGCTCACGTCATGATGTGCAAGCTCCCAATCAACTTGTCGTTCAAGCACTACACGTGCACGTTAACTGAGGTGCCAGAGGCTTATGCTTTTCCTGGTTTTGATTTGTTGTTGATCAGGAGACCACGCTCACTGGCTCCAGTGCGTTGCTATGCAACTATCGATCATGCACGCGATGGGATGACGGTTCAAATGTTGTCAAGGAAGGGGCAGAACAGCAAAATCATCCCCACAGTGACAGCAGAGGCCTACCGCACCAAGGAATTCAGGTGGGAGCACCAAATTCCAACAGAGGTGGGGATGTGTGGTTGCCCAGTTTTTGATGTAGCAACAGGGAAGATAGTTGGTATTCATATCTCAGGAAACATCAAGAAGATGTGTAACACCTTCGAAGCCTTCCCAGGTGATGCTATCAAGCTTCTAAACTCAAATGACAAGAAGACCAGCAATCTATACATCAAGGATCAGCTCAAGGACTGGAAATTCATTGCGGAAGTTCATGGCCATGATTCCTCTAAGCTTGTTAATCTGCAAGGAGATTTTGTAGAGTTCAAGGAGTTCTCACGTGACACAAGTAAATATACAGTCGAAAACTTCATAAAGTCAGCACAAGCAGGGGGTTTCTTTGTTCCAAGGGAGGTTTCACAGCCACAAAAACTCCCACCAACAATCTCAGCTGTGCATATGGAGAACATAGCATACGCAAATGGCTTGTTGAACACACGGCACACATTTGTTGGTGAAAGCGAATACTGGAAACAATTCAAAGCATGCACTCCAGAGGTTGATGAAATTGTTTCCAAATATGAGGACCAGTATCTGCCAAGTGAGTTGAGTAGGGAAGCGTACTGGAAAGATTTGCTCAAGTATAATAGGCACTTTCATAATATTAAGCCAGATGTCGACGCTCTCAAGGCAGCAACAAGGCAAGTTATAAAAGTTTTGAAGGATAGCGGGATGAAACCAACAAGAATCATGACAGCTGATGAAGTTTTAGCTGATGTTCAGTGGTCTACAGCAGCTGGTCCTCTTTATGGCATGAAAAAGAAAGAGCTCTATGAACGAGCTGGGATGACCATGAGCGATCTCACAGCACTCGCACTGCATTGCAAATCTGAGCTTAAAAAGGGCCAAAACGCTGGCGTTTGGAATGGATCTCTCAAAGCAGAGTTGCGCCCAATTGAGAAGGTTGTTGAGCACAAAACGAGAGTTTTCACTGCTGCCCCTTTAACAACACTCATCGGAGCAAAGTTTTATGTTGATGATTTCAACAAGCAATTTTATGAAACGCATCTCAAAGCACCGCATACTGTAGGCATAAACAAGTTTCAAAATGGGTGGGCAAGAGTGCATAAGAAGCTTAACAAAGATGGATGGTTGCATGGTAGTGGTGACGGCTCGCGCTTCGATTCATCCATTGATCCCTTTTTATTTGATCTGATTTACACTATACGCTGTCACATGATGGTGGACAGTGACAAAAGGGAAGCCAGCATCGCCATGTCACACATGTTCCGGGAATTTGTTTTCACACCCATACACACAATTGGGGGCAACATTCTGGTGAAGAAAGTCGGAAATAACAGCGGACAACCTAGTACGGTTGTTGATAACACTCTTGTGCTGATGATATCTTTTTACTATGCATACGCTGTTAAAACAGGGGATTTGTCATTCAATCACATTGACGAGCGTTTCGTCTTCGTCTGCAATGGTGATGATAACAAATTTTCAATTTCACCTGATTTTGCCAAGCAGTTTGGTGGGTCATTTAGCCAGGAAATTGCTCAATTAGGGTTAAAATATGAGTTTGACGAACTCACACCAGACATCACGTTAAACCCTTATATGAGCCTCACCATGGTCGAGGTTGGTTCAAAAATAGGTTTCCAGCTACACCCTTCTCGCATAGTTGCAATAGTTCAATGGATTAAAAAGGGAGGTGTTGTGCATGCAGCACAGGCAGCATTTGCAGCTATGATTGAATCATTCAATGACCCCGAGCTATTCACAGTAATGCATCGGTATCTAGTTTGGCTTCTGGTGACGTATCGCGAAGTGCTAATCTACGCGATGGAAAATGATCTTGGTTCAATCTGTTATATGGACCCATGTCAGGTG